GCTAAAACAGCGCAGGATCGATTCTTTGAGAATCTCAATTCTACGTTGCCAACTTGGGAAGCGATCCAAGCAACAGATGATTGTCAGACATGGTTAGCGACTCGTATTCCGGGCTCGCAAGCAACATGGAACGATGCTCTTCTTAACGCAGCAGGTCGTCAGGACGTCTCCGCCGTCAAGGAAGTGTTTGATACCTTTTTCGAAAGATATCCAGCGCATAACCCTTCAGCTAAAAAGCAGCAGCAATCCAATGCACGCCAAGAGCTGAATCGTCAGGTTGCACCGGGGAAGTCGACAGCTTCTACCCCTAGTTCGCAAAACGGCCGAATCTATACAAGCGCTGATTACATCGCTGAAAGCAATAGGATCGTCCGGTTGTCACAACAGGGTAAGCACGAGCAAGCGATGCAGCTACAAACAGAGTTAGATGCTGCCCAAACAGAAGGACGTATTCGTCCGTAACTGTAAACGGCGGCGTGTTTTGACAAACCGATTTTTTTATTTGGAGTATTAAATGTCTACAATTACCGCAGCCGCCGGTTATGCCGTAACCGCACCCTTTAACACAACACCTTCGTACTCCGGTACGTTTATCCCTGCAATTTGGTCTAGCAAACTGAACGTTAAGTTCTACGCTAACACCACATTCGGCGAAGTGTCTAACACTTCTTGGGAAGGCGACATCAAGAACATGGGCGATAAAGTTGTTATCAACAACATCCCCTCTATTACCATCAGCACTTACACTGTTGGTTCTAGCTTGAGCTACGAAGCCCCAACTCCTAACACCATTGAGTTGAACATCGACAAAGGCTACTACTTTGGCGTGAACGTTTCTGACGTTCTCGAGTACCAAGCTCAGCCTAACTTGATGGACATGTTCACGACTGACGCTGCCAACCAGATGAAAATCGCCGTTGACCGCGAATCTTTCTTGGGCACATTCAGCTCTGCCGCTGCTGCCAACATTGGAGCAACTGCTGGTGTTTTGAGCGGTTCTTTCAACTTGGGTACTGACGCTTCTCCCTTGGATTACGTCGCTGGCAGCCCCCTGCCTACCATCTTGAACACCATCACATCCATGAGCTCTGTGTTGGATGAGCAAAACGTTCCTGAGACTGATCGTTTCTTGATCATTACGCCTACAGAGCGCCAGTTGCTCATGCAATCTCCATTGGCTCAAGCCTATGTCACGGGTGATGCCCAGTCTATCTTGCGTAACGGCAAGATCGGCCGCATCGACCGCTTTGACATCTATGTGTCTAACTTGTTGCCAAAAGCAGCGGCTGACCAGAACTACAACGGTGGTGCTGATGCCGGTAAAGTTAAGCGTCACGTCATCATCGCTGGTCAGAAGTCTGCATTGACTTTCGCTTCCCAGATCAACAAGGTTGAGTCTATTCCCAACCCCAACGACTTCGGTACTTTGGTCCGCGGTTTGATGATCTACGGTCGCAAGACAGTCAAGCCAGAAGCTTTGACATACGCCGTGGTTAAGGGCTAAGCTAAAAGCCCTTCGGGGCTTTTTCCCGTTTATATTTATTTTTGGAGATTCAAATGGCTAATTCAATGAGCTTTGCAACCGAAGTTGGTGGTTATGAAACTGCTACTGCCGGTACTACACAAACCCAAGCTGGCGCTACCGCGCTGACAGGCTTTATCAACTACGTAACCACTGGTAATGCTAGCGATGGCGTTAAGTTGCCTGCTGAGCGTACTGTTGGTGATGTTGTTTACGTCGTAAACAGCTCTGGTGTTGCGTTGAACGTCTACCCCAATACTGGCGGTAAGATCAACAACGGTTCTGCTAATGCTGCTAAAGCTTTGGCTGCTAACTTGTCCGGCTGCTATGTCAGCTTGGGCAGTGAAAACTGGGGCGCAGTCCTCAGCGCCTAATCAGCGTAATGGAGGGGGCCCCACGGGGCCCCTTCTTGTGTTAGTATTCTCATAACTTCAGCTCTACGAGGTTAGCCAATGGCAACCATCACAGTTGCGTCGATCCTGACAAAGGTTTCAACAATCCTGCAAGACCCGTCTAACATTCGTTGGACTGCGGATGAATTGATCCTGTGGCTTAATGACGCGCAGCGCGAATTAGTGCTGTATAAACCAAATGCTTACGTAACTACTGCAGCAGTGCAATGCGTTACCGGTACAAAACAGTCTCTGCCTGCCGCCGCAGTGTCTTTGATTGATATCGTGCGTAATATGGGCACTGCTGGCACAACGCCGGGAGCTGCTGTTCGCACGGTTTCTCGAGAGATTTTGGATGCGCAAGTACCTAATTGGCACGCTGCTACGGCTAGCGCGACAACCAAGCATTTTGTTTATAACGTACTCAGTCCAAGAACTTACTACGTTTATCCTCCGCAGCCGTCCTCAAGTCAAGGTTACTTGGAGTTAGTCTATGTAGCTCTGCCTACTGATGCGGTTTCCGGAGGCGTAATTACACTAGATGATATTTACGTCACGCCACTTATCAGTTACATTCTGTTCAGAGCCTACAGCAAAGACGCAGAATACGCCAACAACGCTACGCTGGCGGCCACGTATTACCAGCAGTTCCAAGGTTTGGTACAAGCTAAAGCTACGGCCGAAGCTGCATCTAATCCAAACCAAGCACTGGGTCCAGCTAACCCTAACGTACCGGGATCAATGAAGTGAGCAACGTTTCATACGAAGTTTTCTTGCCAAACGTTATTCCGTACGCCCCAAACGTACTGGACGACCAAGCGATTGACGCTGTGCGTAACGCCTGTATCGACTTCTGCCGAGAGACGTTATTCCTGCAAACTGACTTAGACCCCATTACTGTGATGGCCGGTGCAAATACGTACTGCATCGACGTGCCTAGATACAACATTCTAGGTCAGGTAATGGGCATCTACTATCAGAGCCGCCGACTTGAGCGTAAGAGCCAGTATGAGCTAGAGAAGATGTTCTCGATGAACTGGCAATCTATGCTGGGAACCCCCCAAGCGTACACTCAGTTTTCGCCAAACGATATCACTTTGGCTTTATGCCCATCTGAGACCGTCCAGAACGCGATTACAGGCCGTTTCTCATACATGCCGCTACGCGACTCTACAGTTGTGGATTCGCAGCTCTACGAGCGTTATTTAGAAGATATCGTAGCTGGCGCACTAGCTCAACTGCTGGATACGCCAAATCAACCATATACGGATGCCTCAGGCGCTAAGGCAAACGCAATGCGTTTTAAAGTTGCTAAACAAACGGCCCGGGCTTACGTGACCGGCGGTATGAACCATGCGCCAATGCGCATACGTTACAGTAGGATTTGGTAATGAGCTGCGATCTGATCTATCTTGTCCAAGGTGACGTAAACCGCCCGCAAGTTCAGGCGACGATCACTGACGAAAACACAGGCGCTGTGGTAAACATCACTGGCGCTACGGTCGTTATGAAGTTCCGTATGGTCGGCTCGACCACACTACAGGACACAATTACAGGCACTGTTACAGACGGCCCTAACGGGGTTGTTGTCTTCCCCATGACGGCGCTGTCAATGTCAGGAGACCCCGGTAACTACGAAGGTGAGATTCAAGTAACTTTTGCATCCGGTGCAGGCGTTCAGACAGTCTACGACCCGCTGAAGTTCAGGATGCGTGAGGACTTCTAATGAAGGCCGTTGCCAGCTACATCAAGCTGCACGCTGAGTCCGCGTATGTAAAACTACAAGCGCTGGCAACCTATCAGCATCTGTCCGTAGAGGTTCAATACGTTCTTCTACAGGCGACAGCCATAACGGGTAAGTTCATTGACTTCCTAGAATTTGCTGATTCAGTTGCTCAAGTTGACGCTGCTACCAAAGCATTTGGCAAGAACCTAACCGACGTAGCCGCTTTGGCGGAGCAGATTAGCCTCGGAACTTCCAAATCCGCAGCCGATACGCAGACCCTCAGTGATGTCATTTTCATTGCTACGACGTTCAATCGGGCGTTTGCCGATACGACCAGTTTTACCGATGCAGCTACTCGCAGTGTAGGTAAAGTTCTAGCTGATAGCGTTAATGAGACTGATGCGGCGTCGCTTGCAGTGACAAAGCTCATCGCAGACTCGCTGGCCATGGCCGATTCGGTTGTTGGGATTAACTTCACAGACAATGAAGACGACGCTGTAGCCATTGACGATCTAGGCGTAGACGATGATCCAGCTTGGGTTTTAGGTAAAAATTTATCTGACACAGCCTCGACAACTGACGCCGGCTTGTTGATAATGCAGGATTACTGCGATATCACTTATTTTTTAGAAG